TTCTGGATTTGAAGGTGGTTATCAGTATAAAAGAATGTATTATATGGGAAATGAAAGATATGAAGAGAAACCTGATAAAAATAGGTTCTCTCATTGTCATGATGCGTTGCAATATGCGTTTTTAGGTGGAGGAGAAGGCAGAAAAGTGATATTAGGTCCTAGAACACCTACTTCCCCCACTACTGTTGAGAGGGCAAGTAATCCATTTGCACGTTTGAAAAAAAGAAATAGTCGTTTTGGGAGACAAAGAGCAATATGAGATGGATAATATGCTTTAGTGAAAGTAAAAATATAGGAATATGGAAGTATTTTACTAAACATAGATTTGGCTTTTCTCATGTTTATGCAGTTAGCTATGATTCTAAAATAGACATTTGGAAAAAACTTGAGTTTACAACACATGGATTTAATTTCGAAACACTTACAGGCGAAGATTCAACTAAGTTAGTTTTGGATATGCATATGTGCAATAAATGTATAGAGATTGATATTGATAAAAATCCTATTTATATGCCAAGATTGTTTTATTGTGTAAGTTTTATAAAACATCTTTGCAATATTCGTAAATTTTGGATATTAACACCTTATCAGTTGTATTGTGAATTGCTTAAAAGAAATGGAAACGTCATTTTTGAAGCAAAAGAATTATTGGAGGCTCCTAATGGGTAGCATGTTTAAAACACCTAAAGTGCAAGAAGATCCTGAATTAAAGGCAAAAAAGATAGAGCAAGCTAAACTTAATAAGCAAGAAGAAGAAAGACAAGCATTAGAAGCCAGTGAAAAGAAAAGAAAAATTACTTCTAATCTAATAGGTGCCAGATCTCTTCAAAGTGCTGAGTTAGAAGATTTTAGTGGTTTTAGACGTAAAGATTTAAAAACCAAAGAGAATAAAACAATGGGGGGTTATAGTGCGTAGTGATACTGGGGGAGACTCAAGCCCAACACCATCTAATCAGACTGGAGATCAGGCTGAATATCAAAAGGTAATGAACAGATACAAAAAAGCCAAAGGTAAATGGCAGAATTGGTCTGACATATGGGAAGAAATTTATGATTATGTTTTACCTCACAGAGAAAGCTTCTTTGGAGAGTTTGCTGGGCAAAGACGTACAGAAAACATATATGACGAAACGGCAGTGACTGGTCTCCCTAGATTTGCTTCAAGACTTCAGCTTGGCTTTTTTCCTCCAAATGGTCGAGCATTCAAGCTTGCCCCTGGTCCAGAATATCCATCTGATCAAATCTCCAATCAGTTGTTAAAAGAACTTGATGACATCACAGAGATGCTTCATGAAGGATTGCGTAATAGTAACTTCAATTCTGAATTTCATGAAGGTCTTCAAGATCTTGGTATTGGTACTATGAACATGCTTGTTGAATCTGGTCGTTTTGTTGGCGATCTCCATTTCACTGCCGTACCACCTACTAACGTTGCATTGTTATCGGGTGCAATGGATATGGTTACCGATTGGTTTAGATGGAATAACGAATGTGATATAACTGATATAAAACTAAGGTATCCGTATGCAGAGTATTCTGCTGAAATGTCTAATGCTCAAAAAAGAGATCCAAGACGTAAAACAAGAATTGTAGAAGCTACTATGTATGATAGTGACGATCAATTCAAAGACGAGTTTACATATTACTTAATATCTGAAACAGACAAGCATATACTGTATAAAAAGAAACTAGTTGGTCGTGGTAGTTTGCCTTGGTTAACAACACGTTGGTCTAAATCAGGCATGGAAGTATGGGGCAGAGGTCCAATATTACAAGCAATGCCAGCTATTAAAACTTTGAATCTCACAGTACAGTTAATACTTGAAAATGCTGAAATGGCTATAGGTGGTGCATATGTCTATGATGACGATGGTGTATTTAACCCTGATAATATTACTATACAGCCTGGAACTTTTATTCCTAGAAGTCCTGGGAGTTCTCTTGAGTCTTTACAGAGTCCTGCCAGATTTGATGTAGGGCAATTAATATTGGAGGATATGAGAAGAAATGTCAGGAAAGCTTTGTTTATTGATGAACTCGATTCAAGACCAAATGCAAAAACACCATTGTCAGCAACAGAAGTTTCAGAAAGGCTTGCTGACGTGGCAAGAGATATGGGAGCAGTCGCAGGCAGAATGCAAAAAGAGTTCCTTCATCCATTGGTTGAAAGAGTCGTTGCAATCTATAGTGAACAAGGCCTTATTGATATACCGAAAGTAGATGGTAGAGAAATAAGAATTGTACCAGTTTCTCCTTTATTAAGGGCTCAAGATCAACAAGATGTTGCTGATTTTGTAAGATTTCAACAAACAGTTGCAGGAACTTTTGGTCCAGAAATAACACCAGCACTTTACAATCAGGAAAAAGTAATTAGATATTTAGCAGAGAAGTTTGGTGTTAAAGAAGAGTTGTTAGCTAATAAGCAAGAAGTTCAAGGTAACATTGATATGGCAATGCAATTAATGCAACAACAACAAGGGAATATGGGATAATGACAAAGGAGAAAATTAATGCGTCTATTGATGGGAGGTCATATACTGCAGAAGTTGAAACTGATCTTAATAGTAAAGCCTACGCTTTATTCGGTTCGGGTATTGGCAAATCTTTCCTTCAGTATTTGGAAAACCTTACAACAAACAATGTTCATGGTGCAGGACTGGCAATCGAAAGTCTTGCTCACTTTGAAGGACAAAGATGGGTCGTAGCACTAATTAAACACAGAACTGAGATGGGAAGAAAAAATGGCGACTCCAACTAATCCAAAATTATATGCAAGAGCAAAAGCTATAGTTAAAAAAAGAGTAGGTAAATGGCCATCAGCATATGCATCAGGGCAGTTAGTTATTCAATATAAAAAGATGGGTGGAGGTTACAAAGGTAGTAAATCAGCATGAGTCTTACTAAATGGTTTAATGAGAAGTGGGTTGATATATCAACTAAGAAAGATGGCAAGCATCCTAAATGTGGTAGAAACATGGGTGATGGAAGATCATATCCTAAATGTGTGCCTTCTGCCAAAGCAAAAAGAATGAGTGTAAAAGATAAAAGATCAGCTACTGCAAGGAAAAGAAAGACAAATCCTAGTGGTGGTGGTAAAACTCCAACTTATGCAAGGACATAATAAATGGCTAAAACTGCAGCATGGCAAAGAAAAGAAGGTCAAAGCTCAAGTGGAGGACTTAATGCTAAAGGAAGAGCAAGTTTACGTCGTCAAGGGAAGAATATCAAACCTCCAGTTTCTGCTAAAGCTGCGAAAAAAAGCCCAAAGAAAGCAGCAAGAAGAAAGAGTTTTTGTAAAAGAATGATGGGTATGAAGAAGAAGCTAACTAGTAAGAAAACGGCTAATGACCCAAATAGCCGTATTAATAAAGCACTAAGAAAATGGGACTGTTAACAAAAGGGAGATACTATGTCTAATGAACAAACAGCTACAGAAAGCAATGAAAACTCAAATCAACAAGGAGAAGTTGAAAGTACGATTGCAAACGACACTGGAGAACAAAACCAAGTTGAGCAACAAGATCAAATCGAAAGACCTGAGTGGTTACCAGAAAAGTTTGAGACACCTGAGCAACTTAAAACATCTTATGAAAATTTGGAAAGAAGATTTCATGCAAGGCGTGATGAAATTAAAGAAGAAGTTATCAATGAACTAAATGAAAATGCATCACAAGAAGTTCCTATTAGTCCTGCAGATTACAAAGTAGAGCTATCAGATGAAGATGGTAATGCTTTAGAAGTTCCAGAAGATGATCAAATGTTATCTTGGTTTAGAGACAAAGCACACAATATGGCTTTATCAAATGAAGAGTTTAACGATTTTGTTTCTGAGTATATGTCAGTTAGTCAAACAAGTGGACCTGATTGGAACGAAGAAAGCCAAGAACTTGGAGAACATGCTGACAGAAGATTAGAAAGAATTGATGCTTGGGCTAATAGTGTTTTTGATGAAAACAACTATAATGTATTTGCAGGTATTCCTGCTTCTGCAAATATGGTTAAGTTCTTTGAGAATGTTATGGAGCTAAATGGTCAGCCTAAATTTAATATGACATCCAATACTGAGTTTCAAGAATCTGTTACTAGAGAAGATTTAATGGCAGCTCAAAGAGATGAGAAATACTGGAAGAATGGTGGAGATCCTAATCATATTGCTAAAGTTAGAGCCATGGCAGATCAGTTATCTAGGAAACGTGCATAGTAATGTGAATTAACAAAAGTCTTTATATCTGAAAGATTGAAGTTACTTGAAGGCTCGTAGAGTTACTTATAGGCCCAGGAATGGAATAACCTTAGTGTAGTAGTGAAGCGAATAACCAGAATAGTATAAATATTAACTTTAAATCGGAGGCTATAATGGCACTTACAACCATAAGCACATCCTTTATTGAAGAGTTTGAATCAGGGGTACACGTTGCGTACCAGAGAATGGGTTCAAAACTTAGGAATACTGTTCGTACTAGAAATGGTGTGAAGAACAAGACTACATTCCAAAAAATCGGTAAAGGTTTTGCTACTACAAAAGCAAGGCATGGTAACATTGCACCAATGAACCTTGCACATACAAACGTTAACGTCACAGTTGAGGACTATTTTGCTGGTGAATGGGTCGATGATCTAGACCAGTTAAGAATCAACCATGATGAGATGCAAGTTGCACAACAGTCAGGTGCTTATGCATTAGGTAGAAAGACAGATGATTTAATCTTAGATCAGATGACTACAAC